GAAGAATGAGAGTTGTGAGGGTCGTGCAAATTCCTTACATTAGGAATGGCTCAGACCAGATTAAATGTAATCTTTGTATACTATACAAATCGTAAGACATATCTGAAACATCTTGGTTTCACTATAGACCAGGTTCTATACAGATTTTAAGTATAAATTAGGTACGGTTATGGTTCGTTTGTAACTTCAAGTGTAACTTCAACCGTACTTATTAGTCGGATCAGAATCAATATCAGATCTGATTCAGTTCAGGTCAAGGCCAGAGTAGCAGGCCCAGACCAGATCTAGAATCAGTATCAGCATTAGACTCAGCATCAGAATCAGACTCAGCTATGACTATCTAAACCGGAGCCCCGCAGCGCAGCGGAGGGCGCGACAGTCTTCGAACGCGCTAGCGACCAGCGACGGAGCGTAAGCGGAGGAGCGGAGCGGGCGTGAGTACTCCCCAACTTAAAACTGATGATTTATCTATATTAGATCATATCTAGGCCTAACATTCTGCCGAAATCTTGAGAACTTGCGTAGTCTACCCATCCTTGTGTGGTCAACTCCGGGAATGGGCCAAGATTCATTATTTCTAGATCATCTAGAACAGTTTCGTCTGTTTTTTCTTCATTATTTATTTCCACGTCAGGAGTTGTTTCTGGTGTCAATGTAGCCAGAAAATCATTTGCGTCTTGTGTGCATTTTGCAATGTCATCTGGGAATTGTCTTTGTGTGAAACGTCGAACGATAGGTAACCTGTCTCGTTCGTCTGGGAAGCAGTCGTCTAGTCTATAATTAGAGATAACTATAATTTTGATTGGTCGAATCTTTTGTAAACAGCCACCCTTTATTTGTGCTGTGAACGGATATCTGTCCGCCCAGATTTTTAACGAAGACGCAGTCACTTCATTTTTGGGTGACCATTCCTCAATGACGACAACGGGTTGTGCATCATACCCGTCCCACCATTTATTGAGCATTTTTTGGTAACAAATTGTTCCATATTTTTCCCAAGCTAATTTGGACTTGCCGGAGCCAGTTGGTCCAGTCCACCATTCGTTTTGTGTCTCGCCATCAATAACATTGGTCCTTGGTACTCTCATAGATAACAATCGCTCCCTGAAAGCGATCCAAATTCGAGGCTGCTCTCGCTTAATGAATGTCCAGTTACCGGATTCAGCTGCCTCCAAAACATCACTCCATACCTTGGACTTTTCTTCTGAAAGACCCCCTTTAGGGAGTTCCCCAATCGAGAAAAAATCCCCATCTTTTGTACAGTATGTTTCGTTCTCTGGGCCAGTTCCTCGAGCTCTTTCGATGTGCATCGACGGTAGTAGCCGTTTGAAGGCAGTGAACGTGATGGGGTGTTTGAGATGCACGTAACCTTGTAGATGAGGGGTTCCTGACTCTCCAGTTTCTCTTCCTGCCACCAGGTAGATGGCCTGCTTGCGCTCAGCAAATGATCGTAATTGTGCCTCGGCATCGAGTGGGTAGTTGTTCCAAGTGAAGCAAAATCGTCTTCCGCGGGTTTGATTCATGAGTGTGGGGTAGACTGAAAATTGTCGAATGGGACTGCCACTGGCTAAGCGCGGTGTCGTGAAAACTGCACACATCCGCGTAGTATTACCTTAGCCAGTGATGTGCAGGTGCAACACTTTAGCACATGTGCAAGTGTGCAGCACATCATTATTTCTATATTCTCATTCAGTTCACTGGTCACTTCTGGATTTATCGAGAAGCACGCACTTGAGCGTGCTCAAGTTCAACCTGAACTTACGAAGAAAATTCTAGAATGCCTCCTCGCCAGAAGAAACGTACTTACAGTCGTCGTACTAGTAAGTACGCTCGTCGTTCTCCTAAGTACACTCGTCGCTCAAGCGTACGACGAACTTCCAATGCGAAGAAATCGAAGTGCCGCTGCGTTGGAGAGCTTACACCGGGAGCTAAGTTCGCTATGGCTCAAATCGATCCGTTTGATTCAGTGTGTATGGGAGCTAAGATACCTGATTCCAATACCATGCCATCATTAAGCACGCTTGACGTCGAAAATGTTGCGATGCGTGTTCCGACCGCAACAGCCAATTGCGAAGCGATTGCTTTTCGTCCGCAGTATAAATGGGCTACCATCCAAGGTAAAGGTACCGCTGGTGGTAGCGTAGTTGATTGGGGCACTACTTTTGCCACAAATGCTATCGACCGTACGAAGGCTGCCACTTACGCAAGCTCAATCGAATTGACACGCCCCGTTTCTCACGGGGTTCGTTTGAGTTGCCCTTTGGCGCCTACTACGGTGACTGGGTTTGTTCATATTGCGTTAGCGAATGAAGCTATTGTACCCGGGACGACATGGGAGTATCCTACGACGTTAGCTGATATTGCCGGAATGGCGTATTATCGGCGTATTACTTTAGCCAGTTTGACACAGAGTCCTTTGACTATTGTCAACAAGTGGCTTGATGACACTGCCTTTCGTTATTCAAACCCGGTTGGGGTTGTATCGAATCCTGGAACTGCAGGTGCCGCTTACCTTCATACTGATTACGGATGGGCTACGATCATCGTGATTGTTGAAGGTGCACCTGCGGGTGTTTCTTCTTTGTCCGCTGAACATTTATTGCTTAGCGAAGGGTTACCGCAGAAAACCGCTTTTCTTGTGGGAACTAGTGCGGCGCCTAATTCTCCGGGGACATTAGCTGCCGTTAGTACGATGGTTCAAGAACAAGAGTTTACGCATACGGAATCAGAACAAGCTGGGACTGTCCAGCGCGGTTTGAATTCTCTTGCCCAGGGAGCCGCAACTGCAGGTGAGCATGTATTCACGAGCGTAGCCCAGCCGTTGCTTCAACGGTTGGGTGCGGCTGCTACGTATGCTGCAGCTGGTGCTGCGATGCGTTATGGTATGCCAGGCATTAACAATGAACACCGTTTGGCATACTAGCACCTGAGATGAGATATAGTAACGTGGCTCGCGAGATGCCTTCTAGGCGCGCGCCTGGTAAGAGACCTGGTGCTAAAAAGGTTGACACCGGCGCTACGACAGCTGAACAGTTGAAGGCATTGAGAGACCATGTGCAAAAGCAGAAGCAAAAAGATGCCATGCGAAGACGTATGATAGCTCAAGAAAAGTCAGCCATGGCCAAACTCCCTGATGATTTTATGGATCTTGAACACGATGAAATGTAATATAGTGTATTTTCTATATTACAGTATTTGGATGTTTAGACATCTAATCTTTCTACTTCTTCGTCCGCAGTTAGGTCGAATGGAGTCGCCATGTTGAACTGGTTCACCGCCTCGATGTACTCGTTGCGGTATAGTTCGAGTTCCATTCCCGGGTTCTCGTTTACGATACGGTTGACCAGTTGACTCATGCGGGTAGCCAGCATTTCATATGCTGTTGTTTCCGCGAACGCCCCGTCCAGCATGCTGTGAAGGGCGATGTTGTCGGTATAGAGTCTAGCAGCTCTCTGCTCTACCTGTGGAAGAGCAGCACGATAACCCACCAGTTGTTCTTCTTTTTCGCAGACCATGTTGGCCCAATGTTGGATGAGGACCGTTGCTACGTCTGGGTTCGCCATCCCCTCGATATCTGGATTACCCCGTGGGATAGACCCCACCTGTTGCGGGATAGACGACGCTACTTGCGGGATAGACGCTCTCTGTTCGTTGGACTGCTGTTGGCTCATTGTTCTTGTTGTTGGTAAATTGAAGAATGAGAGTTGTGAGGGTCGTGCAAATTCCTTACATTAGGAATGGCTCAGACCAGATTAAATGTAATCTTTGTATACTATACAAATCGTAAGACATATCTGAAACATCTTGGTTTCA